GAAGTTGTGGCACCACCACATTGCAAGCAGCCGCCGTTGGCCTACGCCCGAGCAGCCGGGAACGCTCCCATAAATAGGGCGACAACACCCCGGCCGGCTGTTCCGGCCCATCCGAAGGAAAGGGGGTGATTCATTCTCCGAGGACAGACGGATGAAGAAGAACGCCAAGAAACCGGCCAAAGGCAAGACGATCCACGACAAGCTGAACGCGGCCTACGAGCAGATGAAGAAGACCAATGGCCCCTGCCGCTGACCCGTACGCGGGCTTCGAGCAGTGGGTCTGGTCCCGGCTCCCGGCATCGAAGCACCTTGCTGGCCGGCGGCGGATCAACGATCTCCTGCCGCTCGCGGTAGACCGCTGGTCCGATGACATGGCCTTCGCCGTCGACGAAGGCGGTCCCGCCTACGCCTTCATGGTGGACTCCCTCCGGAGCGATGTGCGAAGGATCTACGGCGGTCGCCGCTACGGGGCGTTCTGGATCATCGTGCTCTCCGGTCTCATCGGCGAGCTTGTGAGGCTGCTTGTACTCTGGTGGCTGTCGAACGACGACCACAAGCAGATGTTCAAACGGTGGCGAGGGAGACGCCATGCCTGAGTCCCGGGGGTACTACGGGGGCGCCAAGGCCGGAGAAACGGTCGTGCAGCGGCTCGCTCGCCAGGCGGGCCAGGCTGTCGAAGACTCAGCCAAAGCCGCAGGCCACTACCTCTCGAAGCGGTTCGACACCCAGCTGTACCCCGAGGACATGCAGGCGTTCTACGCCGAGAACCCGCCGGAACACGCCCTGTTTCTCGAGGCGGCCTGGCAGGCGATGGAGATGCCCGTCGTCAAGCTCGGAGACAGGGTAGTCACGCCATCGCAGTATCTCCGGATGGCGGCGGCTCGCAGCGACTTGCCCGAGTCTGCGATCAATACGGCGATGCAGTCCATCACAGGAATGCCCTTCGACGAACAGGACGAGGCAGGGATCGCGCTCCGCGATGCCTTGCTCGGGCAGCTGAGAGACAACCTTCCCGGCCGCAACGCTGAGAACGGCTGGGATACCGGGGCGACTCCCGAACAGGTGGCGGAGTTTGCCAAGGCGGGGCCGCTCGAGTCTCGCTACCGGCTCACGCCCGAAGGCGAGCAGGGCTATCAATCGGAACGCGTCTACAACCTGTTCACCACGTTCCAGAACGGTGAGTTCGCACCGGTCTGGTCGGACCTGGGCTCCAAGGGACTCGCACTCCTGGGGATGCCCTTCGACAACACGCCAGAGGGTGGCGACACCGGCTACCTGGCGTTCAGCCGCTTCAACACGCCGGCCGGCCGGATGCGGGAAAGCATGTACTGGTGGAAGGAGGGTGAGCCCGACGGCACCGTCGGCAACAGCCTCAAGGGGGCGAAGTACCCGAGCCTCTCGTTCACGACGCTCGAGGGTGCCACCACGAAGCTCGACTCCACGGACCATCTCATCCCCTACTACAACCAGCAGCTCCCCGAGCGGTATCTCTACAACCTCGATTTGGACGCCGGCGAGCGGGAGCGATTGCAGTGGTTGCGGGACGACCTGTTCCGAATCACGCCCCGATACCCGGCCAACGCCGACCCCCGGGAAATGCGGCAGTTGATCCGCGACCTGCGGGACTTCGACCAGCAGGCCAGGGGCTTCGCGAACGCCGAATACCCGGAGTTCGTCCGCAACTGGACGCTTCCCATCGAGGCCTGGACCGGCAGCGGTCATGACTGGCAGGGGCGGCCATCTGAGAGCGGGAAACGCACGCCGGTGGAGGCCACCTTTCTGTCGCCTTTCGGTGAAATGCTGGCGAACTACCCGCGGGACGCGGTGGACGTCCAGACGGTCGCGACCCTCGGACTGGGCGGCGTGAAGGGTGCGCCGACGCTCCTGGGCGGGCTGATGGACGCTTCCAAGTCCGGTACGAAGGCGGTTGCCAAAAGAGCGGGGCTCTCCGCAGCCGGAGCGATTCGCAGGACAGTCGACAACACCATCGGCGATCTGGCCCAGGAAGTTCCCACCAACACGGCCATGCAGGCCGCCAACCAGCCCGGCCCGACGCGATCGACCGCAGATGCCCTCTCCGCGTTCTTCACACCGATGGAGACGAGCATCGTCACCGACCGCGACGGCAACCCGGTGAAGGCCAACGATCCCAACTACCGCCGCTACCTGGACGACGCCTACACCAGACGAAAAAGCGAGTTGCGAGGACTACTGGACAGAAGTACAAATCTGTATGGCCGATGACTTTTGGCATGGCAGATTCCCCGCGAGGCAGTGATGCCCAGCGACGAGTCGGACGACCCAATCGAAGCATCGACCGACGCAGAACCGCTCGACTCGAGCCCCGAAGTCGAGTCGCCTTCGTCGGCCGAATCGCCCCCGGAGGCGGCTCCGGCAGAGGCCGCTTCGCCGTGGGATACCCTCAAGCAAATCCCTGTTTTCGCGGGGAAACCGGACGCCGAAATCGCTTCCGGCGTCGTCCAGGCGATCCAGCGGCAGCAGGCGCTCGAGCACCAGCTCCGCCAGTACCAGTCGATCCTGCCGGTGGCGAGCGACTATCTCTCCAACCGGGAGATGTACGAGCGCTGGAAGGCTGGGCAACAGGCTCCCCAGCAGGCCACTGCGACACCGCAGACGGCCGAGGAGCAGGGCTGGTGGAACCCGCCGAAGATCCGTGACGCGTTCCGGCAGTACCTCGTCAAAGACGAGAACGGTCGCGAGGTCATCGCCCCCGACGCCCCATTGGACGCCCGCCATGCCCTGGCCGAGTACCAGGCGTACCGGGCCGACTTCGCCAAGAAGTTCCTGGAAAACCCCGAGGAAACCCTCGCCCCGATGGTGGCGAAGGTCGCGGAACAGCGTGCCCAAGAGCTGATCCGGGACCAGTTGGCCCGTCGGGACGAGGAGCAGTTCGTCTCCCAAGTCGAGCGGGAGAACGCGGATTGGCTCCGCGACGAAAACGGGAATGTCTCCCGAGAGGCAGTTCTCGCCCAAAAGTATGTGGAGGACGCCAAGCGGTACGGCATCCAAGGGGCCCAGCCCCGCTGGGAGTACGCCAAGGCGATGGTCGAACGCGAGTTGCTGCTCGCCTTCTACCAGCAAGCCACGGCGGGCGCCCCCAGCCAGCAGGCCGCACCGCAACAGCCGAATCCCGGTGAGGACGCCGCCCGGAAGAACATGGAGTTCCTTCGCCAGCAGGCGATGCGAAACGCTCCCCGCAGTTCTCCGGGCACGACCGATCCGCGAGTGCCGCCGCCCCGGACGTCCTTCGAGGAAAAGTTCCGGATGCAGTTGGCACAAGAAGGACTGATCTGAAACCCCGAAAGGTGAATCATCATGGCCAGCGTGAGTGACTGGGCGCGAGTTATCGGGACGACGATCACCGCGCATTTGCGGGAAGAAGAGCTGGCCACGTTCCGCAAGTTCAAAGTCTTCGCGATGCTCGAGCAGTCGGGCAACGTGATGATGAACCAGTCGGGCCGCGGCTTCGACTGGAACGTCCGCTACCGCAACGCCCCGGTATCCGGCTCAACCGGCGACACGCCGCGCACTTTCGCCCGCCAGAACCTCTGGAAGCGCGCCGAACTCCCCTACAGGGGATTCACGACCCAGGACGCAATTTTTCGACGGGAGCTACTCGAAAACCGCGGCCAGCAGGCGCTCGTCAACGTCGCCGGCCAGATGGCGCAGCGCCTCCAGGAGTCGCTCGAGCAGCACCTCTCGTACCAGGTCTACAGTGACGGGAACGCCCCCGGCCGAGAGAACGACTTCCACGGTCTCGACTCGTTTCTCGGGTACGACGGCACGATCAGCGAAGCCGCTGGTGCCGGTGTCGCGACGAAGCGCACCACTGGCAATGCCGCCGACCGCTTCGGCTACCCGGCGGACAACTATGCCGGGCTCTCCACGCAGCTGGGCTTCTACGGCGGCGGCCGGATCGGTGCGACCGGAACCTGGCCCGAAGTCCCGGTCGATCCGGAGTTCGACTTCTACTCCGGATTGGTCGTGAACTACACGAGCACCGGCTTCAAGAACAAGTCGACGTGGGCCGACAACTGCGTCGAAGCGACGCGAGCCGGAATCCACAACTGTCGCCGCAACGACACGAAAGAGGCCGCCATCGACATGGTGATCCTCGATCGCAAGCTCTACATCCAGTACCTCTCCACGCTCGACGGTAAGGAACGCATCCAAGTCTCGAGCAACACGGGACTGGCCGCGCTGGGCTTCACCGACACGTTCCAGCAGGACGGCGTTTCCATCACGAGCGAGTACGCCTGCCCCGCGAACCGCGGCTACGGTCTGTCGATCGGCAACATGGAACTGCGGAGTCTCGAAAACTCCCTGTTCGTCGGCGAGGGACCGTTCTACGACGAGGAACTTTCCAGCTATAGGTACGCCTGCTCGGTTCTCGCGAACCTCCGCTGTCGGTCGCCTCGGAACTTTTTCCTTCTCGCCCCGATCGCCTGACACCTTCCGCCTGGAGTACGTCGCATGTCCAGCCTGTTCTCCGATCCGCCCTTTCCCCGCGGCGCTACGCTGCTCAATGGCGAGGCGATCGAACTCGACGCCAACGGCAATCCGATCGCCGGCGTCGAGATCATCGGTCAGGTCAAGGCATTCCAGGACATCGTGCCGGGCACCGGTCCGGCGTCCATCCGGAACAGCAACCGGCTGACGTACTGCGTAGCCGCCCGCTACCGGGGTGCGACCGTGGCCGATGCCTCGACGGTCGCCGGCCTCCTCTACGCCTTCGACATCGGCGTCGGCGCCAACGGCCAGCCGCAGTCGCTCACCGAGTTCACCAGTCCGGTCACCAACGCGAACATCACGGCCGGACGTGATTTCGGCGTGCTCGACGAGTACCTCACCGGCACCCTCCGCACCAACGACATCGTGTGGCTCGCCGTCGGCGGCCCGACGGCAGCCCAGAGTTCGGGCACCGCCATCGCCAACGGAGCCCAGATCGAGGTCACCGGGGCCGCGGGCCAGATCGCCACCAAGAGTGCTGGCTTCACCATCGGCACCCAGATCAACGGCACTCCGTCAGGCGGGACCGCCGGCCAAAAGGTCCGACTCCTGCTCTGGACCAACCGCATTTGATGCAGATGCCCCGTCCCCTCCGGAACTTCATGGCAGCCTGCCGGTCGCTCCGGCAGGCTGCCGCTATTTGGTCATGGATCAAAGCCGCGTATGCAAGCGTTGTGGCGTTTCCTACCCGCTTACTGAGGACTATTTCCGGATTCGTGACGGGGCTTTTCTCTCCTCGTGCCGCACCTGCGGTCACGCCGCCAAAAAGGAAGAGCGACGTCGGGCCAAAGCCCGCCGCCGGGCCGCTCTGGCGCAGGTTGAAGCGTCTGGCGTCGATTTCTGGCTTTCGCAGGTCAAAGGCGGGGGATCCAACATCCCCCACAGCGCCGAAGTCATCGAACGGGTCATCGAGTATTTCGGCGGCACGAGCGGCTTCGCAGCGATGCTCGTCAAGCAGTACTACGACTCGCCGCCAGGCGGCACGGCCCGCAACCGGCTCATCGAGACGATCTGCCGGCTCGTCTCCAAGAACGTCGACCAAGGGGGCGTCAAGCGACCCCTCACGCTCTGGTCGGAAGAGGAACTCGAGCAGGAGTTGGCGGTTCGCTTCCAGCAAGCCGTGCAGGTGATCCAGGGGGAGGTTCACGATGCCCAAAAAGCCCAAGCGGCACCCGCGGCTCTCACCGCCGGCGATCCCGGTGATTCCGGACCTGACGCAGTTTCAGCGGGAGGAACTCAAAAACCTCCAGAACGAGCTGCGGGAGCGGAAGATCGAGGCGCTCAAGCTCTACCGCCCGAACCCCAACCAGGAGGAGATCCACAAGTGCCAGGCGAGTGAGGTGCTCGTCATCGGCGGCAACCGATCCGGGAAGTCCCTCTGCACCTTCGTCGAGGACGCCCGAGCAGTCACCGGCCAAGACCCCTTCAACAAGTACCCCAAGAAGGACGGCGTCCTGGTCGTCATCGGGAAAGATTGGAAGCACCTAGGGCTCGTGTGTTTTCCGGCCCTCATGAAACAAGGGGCTTTCAAGATCATCAAGGATGCCACGTCCGGGGAATGGCGGGCGTTCGACCCCGTTCTCGATGCAGCCCGCCGCACGGAGGCCCGCCCTGCTCCACCGCTGATTCCGCAGCGGTTCGTCAAGAAAATCTCCTGGCTGCTCAAGAGCGCGGGCTACTGCCAGAAAATCACGCTCACTACAGGCTGGGAGATTCACTTCTTCTCGAGCGAGGGCGAGCCTGTCCAGGGCTATCAGGCCGACCGGATCCACGTCGACGAAGACTTGAACGACGAGCGGTGGATCCCCGAAAGCCTTGCCCGAATCGTCGACCGCCGCGGCAAGTTCCAGTGGAGCGCGATGCCGCACTCCACCAACAACGCGCTCCTTGGCATGAAAGAGCGAGCCGAGGCGAGCGAGGCCGCCCTGGGCGAGAAGTCATCGATCCGACAGTTTCGGCTCCGCTTCCTCGACAACCCGTATCTCGACGAGGAGGAGAAACGCCGGTCCATCGAGCGGTGGGCCGCCAGCGGTGACGATGTGCTGCGAATGCGGTCCGAGGGCGACTTCATCGTCGACAGCGTCCTCGTCTACCCGTCCTTCGACATGTCCATCCACGGCTTCGACCGGACGGACCTGCCGGATGGCCAGATCCCCGCCAACTGGTGCCGGTACGCAGTCGTCGATCCCGGCCATGCCGTGACTGCGGTCCTGTTCGCTGCCGTGCCCCCGTCCGGCGACTACTGGCTCGTCTACGACCAGCTCTACCTTCGGCAGTCCAACGCCGTGGTGTTCGGGGATCACTTCGCCAAGAAGGTGCAGGGCCAGCACTTTCACGCCTTTCTGATCGACGCCCACGGCGGCCGGCTCCGCGACATCGGCTCCGGCCGGCTCCCGGTCGAGCAGTACACGGAGCAACTGATGAAGCGGGGCGTCCGCTCAGAGATCACGGGCAGTTCGTTCCTGGCCGGATGCGATGACGTGATCGCCCGCTGCGAGAGCACCCGGGCCGCCCTGCACATCCGGCCGAGCGGCACCCCGCAACTGCGGATCCTCCGCGGCGCGCTTCCCGACCTCGAACGCGAGATCAAGCGGTATCGAAAGATCGTGAACTACGTGAGCGGCACGGCCGTCGTCACCGACAAGCCGAACACCCGCGGCGAGGTCCATCTCTGTCAGTGCTTGGAGTATCTGGCCGCCTACCGCCCGGCGTACCACGAGCCACCGGTGATCCACCATGAGGCCGATCCGTGGTGGGTGAAGTGGCTCGCGAAGCGCCGCAAATCGATCGGCGAGGAGAAGGGTTCATTTGTATACTTAGGCCCACAAGGAGCCCACAACTGATGAGTCAGTTCGCCATGCCCCGGCCCCGGCCGGGCGACGTCGTGCTCTTTTCGACCGACATTCAGCACTTCTCCAACCCCTGCATCGGCTGGGTCACCGACGAGCGGGGCGAATGCACGGTCAACCTGCTGGCGTTCACGCCGGGCGGCTTCGTGCAGAAGTCGAGCGTTCACCACAAGGACGACCCCGCCCTGCTCGACAACCCGGGTTGGGCCGAACTCGGATGCTGGGACTACGCGCCGCTGACAACGCTCATCCACAGGCTCGCGGACCATGCCCAAGCAAAGCCTGCCGGAAAGTAACCCGCTGCGGCAGCTTGTTCGCACCTGGACGAAGAAGTTCGAGGCCGCGATCAAGTACAAGAAGCCCTTCGCGGACGACGCGAAGGAAGCCGCGCTCTTTTACGACGGCGACCACAACTGGATGTGGCGAGACGCCTATGCCCGCGGGGAGCGGGGCTACAACAGCTCGATCGCCCCGCCGGCGTTCCGGATGCAGGTCAACAAGGTCTTCGAGTTGATCGACATCTTCGGGGCCGTGATTTACCACCGCAATCCGGTGCGGACGGTCACGGTGCTCCAACAGCCCGACCTGCCCCCCGAAGCGTACGGCCTGCCTGCGGACATGGCCCTCATGAGTCCGGAGCAGGCGGAGCTTCTGTCTGTTGCCCGCGTTGACGCCGAAGCCCGCACCAGCCGCGAGATCGCACGGCAACTGCTGGAGGCGTACCTCAACTACACCCCGAACGAACTGGACCTCAAGCGGCAGGCCAAGAAGTTCGTCAACGAGGGGCTGATGAAGGGCATGGGCGTGCTCTGGCCGGAACTCGTGGAGTTGCCGGGCGAGCAGCCGATCCGGATGGTCGGGAGTTTCTACGACTCGGTGGACAACCTGCTGATCGATCCGGACTTCGACAACATGGACGACATGCTGTGGTGCGCCCGCCGCTGCGTCCGGCCGCTCGAGGAGATCGCCGCGGAGTACGGGATTCCGGAAGACGAACTGGGCAAGCACCTCGACGCCAACACGGAGATCAAGGCCGACAACGAGCCCCGCACGAGCAAGCGGA